GACGACTAGATTCAACACCGTTTGAACTAACAAAAATTCTTACATCTGATCCATCATACTGTGGGATCTCCATTAAATAGAGAGCTCTTCCATATTCTTCAGTTCTTTCTTTTGCAAAGTCTGTAATAAATGAATCTCTAATACCTGGAATTGCTAATACGTTATGCGTAACTACCAATTCATCCGTCATTATTCTAATTGCATTCTTATAAGATGCAATAATATTGTTATCGTCTTGCTCTCCTTGCATAACTGTTGTATCATCTGTGCCTTTTAGTGCACTTGAAAAACCACCAACAACTGCTTTACCATTTGTTTCTGTTGAAGATGATTGATCTGTCATAAAGAAAGAATCTTTATCAAACATATTAAGACCATCAAATCCACCGTGAAAAGGCGCAGTAAACTTGATCATTGAAGAATATCTATTAAATTTAGTTTTATCTTCGTCTAATAACTTGGCCAAAGATACCCTGTTTGCAGAACTGTCAATATCATCAGTTGAGCCTGCCATTTTAATTAAATTTTGAGCAACATCATACATGGTGGATTTGCTTATATCAGCATTTCTAACATACACTGCATGCTTAAATACTTCACTAATTGTACCTTCTACTGAAGTAAGGCTTGCACCTTTCAAAGCAACTTTTGCTAAAGAAAACTTGTTATTATTATGTGTATCTGATAAATTACCACTTGAAATAACAGTTGTTGATACGCCAAAGAATTTTGTATAATTTTCCAAAATTTCATTAAAGTCTTTACCGCTATTTGCATTGTTAATATCTTTTACTTTTGTTGACATTAAGCCCCAGTGTAAACTTGTATTAACAGTTTCTGAAGGTGATGCGTCACCTAAAAATTCTTGTCCGTATTTATCTCCAGTTTTTATTGTGCCAGTTGTTACTTTAAATCTATATGGAAGCGGAGGCAAAACAGATTGATCAAGGGCTGTTGTAGTGGCTCCATCTAGAAAAATTGTTGCAGCATTAGTGGCATCTTTTACGCTATCTATACCTAGACTATTTGAAAGTAAAGATGGAACGCCTCTAAATCCAAATGGTAGTGCTTCATCAGGCACTTCACGATTTAGTACATCATCACTCATAACAATTCTTACGCGTGAAGATTTACTTGAAAAAGATCCTTCTCTAACTAATCTTCTTTCATCTGAAGATGTTGCATCAAAATTAAAATAAACTTTTTCGTCACCAATAACTCTAGCAATAAAGTTTTTAGCATCCGGATCTAGAGAACAGTTACTAAATGTTTCGTAAACAATTTGCGATTCATCTGTATCTCTTAAATCACGTATTGCTACTGTAAACGTACCAAATTTATCTGTTGGGTCTGTACTTGCTCTCATATTTTTAATGGAAACTTTATATTTTCCGCTTGCATATGCACCATCATCTAAAGATTCAAAGTGAAATAAATCAAACTCTTTTGAACCAAAAGGTTGAGAAATAAACTTTGTTGTTTGTGGCGCATTAAATCTAGTTGAAAAGTTACCATAATAATCTGCGTGAGTTTGATCTTTACCTGTAACCACAGCAACTTTTTGTGTCCCAGTAGTCGAAGCTACTTGAGAATCAACCGGGAAGTGTGCATAAAGCAAGTGCTTTTTTTCCTCTAAAGAGAATGGATCAGTGTTTAATGCATTACGAATATATTTATCACTGCCTGGATCTAAAGAAACCTGGATTATATCAGTGTTATTAGTACCATCAGTAAACCTTAGATTAAAAAGGCCATCGGTTTGGGAAGTTTCAGTTGCTGCATTAAAAGTTCCAATTGCTGATATTACTAATTTATAATCTTTGTGTGTAAAAATCATTGCGCGAATCAATTCAACAGTCGCACCAGCTGCATCTTGTGACGATGAAACGCCAGCACCACTTAAATTAAAATCAGTTGCGTGTGAATCATTATCATTGAACATACCTAAACCTAGATGTTCGCCAACATTAACTGTATGCTCAGCTACGATAAGATGTGGTGAGCCACTAAAGTCGCTTCCTGCACCATTTTTTGCTGTCATTTTAAATCCAGCATTTGCGCTGTCTTTTAATCCGCTACCTAATGTTCTACAAAAAGTAAGAGCTTTACCATCATTTCTAAAAAACTCTGCCATTGCATGACCACTTAATCTATTGCGGTCAGGTGCACCAAAAATTCGAATATATTCTTCTCGAGAAGTGACTGTTGTAGGCACAAATGCGGGACCTCTTTGTGAAGGCCCAATAAGACCAACAGGTGTCGCATTATTTTTAAACAGTGGCCTACTTATTATCTCTATTTCTCTTTCGAAAAATCCTGGCGACTTGAATGTCTGCTCTGCCATGCTATTTCTCCTAATACTTAATTTATTTTCATAATATAATTATGCAATACAATATCTAATTATCGTTATTTGAGATATTAAAAATTATTTCAGCATATTTTTGATCATATACTGTTTCACCTAAGCTCTGGTTTTGGGCAACAATCGGAACCATATTACCCTGTGCATCTTCAACAAATACCTTTTTGATATTTTTTGTTTCTGAATTCTTATTGCCTACAACATCCTCTGAAGAAGATGTATCATTAGAAACAACGAAAGCTTTATCTGTACTATTTTGTAATTCTTCGAGTGATCTAATTGCAGGAACTCCAGTTTGTTGACCTATTTGATAGCTGCTTTCTGAATTTGTATCTTCAAAGATTTTTGCATCTGGATCGTTACTTCTAACACCTACTTGATTTGGATCAGGCATATTATAATCTGATAGCACATCAAAACTTATTTTAGGTGCACTTACTAAAGATTTTAATCCTACTTTTCCGCCTTCTATATTTGGTGATAAAATATAACCTGTTGCTGAAAGTGTCATTGTTTGTTTAACATATCTTTCAGCATCAGTGAAGTCACTATAATTATTATCTTGACTAAACGAACTATCAACGAATGCTGGAAACCAATATCCTTTGCGACTTTCTACTCTAAATTGTCTTCCTGGGTTTAATGTATATGCACTCATAATTGCTGTTAAAAGACTGTTCATTTGTTGTGTAAACGAAGACCAGATAGTTATTTCATATGTGCAGCCAAAATACTTAACTGGTGGTATCTCTAAAGTTTCGTAAATATTGTTTAGTTGAGGTTTAAGAGAATAATCCCCGTTTTGATTTTTTGTTGTATGTTTAATATTGTTAAAACCTTCAAAGTTTTTCTGCTGGCGCCACTCTAGATTGTTTTCTGCAATACGTCTTGCAACTACTTCAGGAAACATTTCATTATTTGCCATGCCTTTTGAAGGTGTATTTTCTATACTTCCTCTCGCAATAGAAACAAGCGGTAAAATAAGTGCACCAGCTTTATCTGTTATTGGCTTTTTACGTCTTAGTACGGCAAACCTTTCACCAGTTGCAAATATAACAGGAACTCTTTTAGTTTCACCGTGATGTGTATAGAAAAGAGGTATTTGTTCATTAAATAAATCAAAAACAGCAGCATCTAAATCTTCTAAGCCACAAGAAGGTATTACATAATCATAAGATCTTTGGGATTCTTCATATCCGGATATTATTTTATTTTTTACTTCTTTGTTTTGATCATATCTAGTTGCCATTATTTATCTCCATAAAAAGAAGAACCAATATTATTAACACTCTTTTTACTACCATCAGGTGCTACTTTATTAACTTCAGAGATTGGCTTTTCAAGAATACCATCTTTTTGAAGTTGTCTAGTATCGTGATCAGTTTGACCGCGCTGTTGAGTAAATGTAGTTTGTATAGCATCTGCGTCTGTATAGCCTTCGTAAGTTGGACCAATGGCCTTTCTTAGAATATGCTCTACTCTTGTTTGTTTTGCCATTAGCTTTAATGATACTACTCGCTCAACTTGTCCATACGCAATTTTATCATATACTAAAGATGTAATTTCAAAGAAAAATTCACCATAAGAGAAATAATCACCTTGTTGAATATTTAAGTTTCTATCAATTAAGTCTCTACCGTGTAAAAACGCTGATATCGTTTTGATTTGTTCGTGGCCAAATTGAGTTGTTTTAACTTCAGAAGGTTGCCATTCAACTAAACATTCAAGTTCTATTGGAGGATTAAAAACTTTGTGCATTGCTTCTTCATATACACTATGAACATCAGAAAGATCTTCTCTTACAGTGTAGTAGTATATTTTTTGCCCTGCAACATCTTTAATTATTTCTTTAGTAATATCAGCAAAAAAGTCAATTTCACGCTGTCCAACAAATAATCTTGGCATCTTATTATCCTATTATGATTGCTCTTCCGTTAGGAACAGGAATTCTTTTTAAAATTTGTGACATTGACTCAGATTGCGCAGCATCACCTTCTAGAAGCTTTTGATACGTTA